AAAGTAGATGAACTACTGTGAAGAATATAATTGTAGGCCACTCAAGGTGTTTCATTGGATAATCATCGGATGGTCGTAACTTCTTCTAGGAGAAATATCTAAAATTATAGGAGACTCTAATACTTTGTCAAGACTATTCGACATCCTACGGAAACCACTTCCTACAAATATCTGACCAGCACATACTGCAACGGTAGCAGTACCCCAGAAGATGTAATACCACCTAGATTTAACTTGGTGTCTTTGTTTCTTGTTGAGTTTCATTCTACCTCCAATTGATCTAATATTTGATTGACTTTAATAAGAGAATCAAGTTCCATAATTTTATCTGCAATATGTTTTGCAATGTATGGTTCTTCAGATCTTGCTGCAAATGCTAATGCATTACGAAGAGATGCTATGGCTTCTTGTACAGAATCTTCAACTTGTTTAGATACTTTCATTTTAGTTTCATTTGAATTTACATTCTACCATGATCTCGGTCAATGCTGCAAGTAAATTTATTTCCTGATCCGCAACAAAGGCAATCTGATATTGATACTTCGCAATAATAAGAACGGCAGCAGGAATAGTATTAGGAACCAAGGAGTTATTAAGAGCATCGTAGATACGACGTAGAAGTACAGAACTATCATTGTCCAAATTACTAACGACCCACTTTCTAACTTCTGGGAAATTCTTCTCCTTAAGATTCTTAACGAGGTCATTTACACTAACGTCTGAAAATGTTGCAAGTATTCCACTATCTATCTTACCACCAACAGCATATCTCTGACACTCGTTTAGGATTCTTCTCCAGTCTGGGAAGTGTTTACTGATGAGTTCGATGAGGACTTTCTTATCGGAGGCAATCCGTTCGGATTCCAAGATGGTATTAAGTCTCTTGAAGAACTCTGCTTGAATTTTAGGTTTCTCTTGACCTTTGATTCCAAATTCGACAACCGCACAACGGGAGTGGAGGGGTTCGATGATTTTATTTTTATAGTTGCAGGTAAAGATGAATCTACAGTTTCCTGCGAACTCCTCAATAGACGCTCGCAAAAGGAGCTGTACGTCGGAAGTGGTATTGTCTGCTTCGTCGATGATGATGACTTTATGACTTGCCTCAGACGATAGAGAGACTGTTGATGCGAAGTTCTTGGCATTATTCCTGACCGTATCAAGAAATCTTCCCTCATCTGATCCATTGATGACATAATAGTCTACCCCCAACTGATTACACAATGCTTTTGCTACCGTAGTCTTTCCAACACCAGGAGGCCCAGAAAGAAGCATGTTCGGTATCTCACCCTTATTTAGAAAATCACTAAAGGTTTTCTTAATACTCTCTGGGAGAATACATTCATCAATTGTTTTAGGTCGGTATTTTTCAACCCAGATAAAGTCACTCATAAGTCATTCCAATGACGGATTACTCCGCTAATAATAAAACAGTTAGTAATGAGATAAGAAAGGAAAATAAAAGTACGTACCAGAACAACGTGATTGTCGTATCGTTTAGTTCTTTCATCAGCAAAGCTACCCAACGCATACTTCCATATCCTCCATAGTCTAGTCATACCCAATTCGGTTTTCTGGATGGGTCACGAAGATAATTAGATGCAACCCAAGGTTTGCTGCTAATGTAATTTTGGTAAGCAGTAAAAGTGTCAATGCTTGTGTTATGTTTAAACTCATTTGGCATTGCACGAGTAAATGACTCCACCATACAATAGCATGTAATTACTTCTCCTGCAAATTTATGAAAGGTTTTCTTTGCTTCAAACAATGCATCAGCACATCCATGAACTTTACCATAACGATGCGTATACTCACCAGATAAAGCACAACCATGTTGAATCAACCATGCAGTATTGAATATACTAGCAGCTGCCCATTGAGTGCATGGATGGTTACGGAAAGCACCTTTCTCGGTCTTGAAAGGGGTTCCATCTTTTTTCTTAACTAATTCATCACCCCAATCATAATACCAGTGTGAGAATACAATAGAGAGCATCTGACATGTCTCCAATGGCATCTTAACCACATGTTTGTCAGGCAATACTTTTGCTGATACATGTGGGTCAGGATTAGTTACAAAAATGTTCATAAAAAATCAAAACCAGAATCAATTTTCCATTGTGCATACATTCTACCATAGATCATCCCTTCATGAGACTTTAATTCATTTCCTTCAAGAATTGAAACTTCTCTTTTACTTAACGTATTCCTATTCTTTTTAAGAAAATCTTGTTCCCACCTTTTAATGGCAGGAGACATGACTTCCATCTTTTCTTTTAAAGACATCTTCTCCCATTCCTCCTCATCATGAATATTTACACTATAGCGGATATCTGGTTGTTTGCCGTGTAAATTATCTCCAGACATAAACATCACCCGAATGTAGAATCTGGTTCTAATGCGATGTAATATGTCAAATCATAATCTCTACAAGTGAACCTTGATAATAACTTTTGAGATACTACCACATCATATGTACCAGGAAGAATCTTAATGTTCTCTACCTTGAAATTAAATGAGAATGTAGATTCAGTCTCACCAACTACAATAGAGAAATCATTAGAAGTATCATTCTTCTTATCCCTAACTACAATCTTAACAACTCCTTCTCCACCAACTACTGCAAGATCTGGAAGTTGATAAATCGCTGCTGCTTTAAGTAACTTATCTAACTGTGATGTACTTAACTCAAAAGAAACATCTTCACTAGCAAGTGCAATCTCTTTATCAGGTGGAGTAACAATTACATTAGGATCTGCAAAGAAATACTTTGTACGTGATCTTCCTTCTCTAATAACCACATGACCTTCATTCTCAAAATCTAGATCAGGGTTTTGATGCAAACCAAGACCATTCAAAAATTGATTAAGATCATAGATACCAAAATCTGTAGGAAGGTCTTCTTCAATAGTAGCCTCCGCTAAAATGTTTTTCATCACAGAGATAGTCTTTAAAGAACTACCTTTCTTAAAAAGAATCGATTGATTGATTGATGAAAAGTTCTTCAATAAAGTCAAAGTCTTGTCAGACAGTTTCATAGTACGTTCTCGTAATTTCATAATTAAGGCATGTTATGATCAATGTTACCACTGGTCATTGAAGGTTTACCGTAATGTTCATCAAAATGTAATAATAGCATAGCATAATGTATCACTTTAAGCAAGTCTCCTTTATTTCTACCATCTTTACTTCCATAGCGACTACCATACTTTAGTATGTTTGCTTGACAGAAATCGGATGCAAGATCTCTAGATGCCATCAAGTCTATCGTCTGAACATTACGGTACTCATGTTTAGTACCTGTGTAATGACCATTGTAAGTACGTGATACATACTCTTCTACATCTTTGAGTATCTCTTTTTCATGATACTTGTTCCTACTATCTGACATAGTTTCCTTTATTTGACCCTCGGTATTTAGCGTTAATGAATCTACATGATGTGCAATAGAATCATCATTATCAGAAAGTGTTGTAAATTTTGATGGATAATAACTATCACCAGAATCACCACTAACTACCGATTCTGCCATCATATAATCAAAAGCATCCGTAAATGGATTCTCCCTATCAGGGTCATTACGATTGTAATCATAGTAGTAAGAAGAATGTTCTTGAGTACTAATAGTAATCTCATCAAGATTAACATCACCTAAAGGAACATTAACAACATCATCTGTATCTTCAGTTTCTAATGATGTAATTGGTTCTGGTTTTGCTTTTGGGGGATCATACTCATCACTTTCTTGTGGAGTAATAGTTGTTTCTGCTTTTGTCATAATAGGATAATCCTCATCAAGTGTTCCATCTAATACGGAGGCTGCTAAACTCCATGCGTTAACCATATTCAAATAAAAAATCGTTTACTAAACTCTCTGCTTTTTCTTTTCCAAACTTACCTTTAAGATATCCACTTACTGGATCAAGTCTGGTCATGTAAGCATCAAAGTCTTTATATTCACTGGTATCAGTTCCAGTAGGTTTCTCTAATTCTACCATATCCACATACTTCGTCAAGTATTCCTTAAATGTAGATAGATAAGCATTAACTTCTTCCATCTTACAATACCTAACAAAGATATTATCAGAGAAGTGATTACCCTTTTCAAAAAAACGATAGTCTTCTGTTGCTACTGGTAAACCTTCTACACGATATGGATAGTTCTCTTTAGGATGTTGAAAATCAAAAACAACAATGACCCTCTTCTCACTGAAGGCCATTAAATCCATACCAAAACAGGGAAGGTTACTCCCCGTCTTTGGATATGCTATACAGTTAAAGATGTCAACACTCTTACCATCCGTGATTTCCACCTGTCTTGATTTAAGAAAGTGTGGATGTGAATGTGTGATAGCATTCAGGTAGGTTCCTTTACCTTCCCAACTGGCCCACAGACCTTCTATCTTCATAGGTAGAATTGATCTGTAGGCACTTATGTAGTCTTGCCAGATGGTCATACTTCTTCAGATGGTAATTCAAAGTCTGCATCAACTTTATCATATAGTTCTAGGAAAGACTGTTTGGTCTCATCATCAAATCTGTTTACACAAACTTGGATTGCCTTTGCCTTATTCTTAAAGATAGAATATGCACGTAGGATATGAACTAATCTACGAGTACTGATGATCTCCTCAATACCACCATCATAGAATT